TTAACCTCGAAAAAATTCACCTTCATTATAATCAATATTTATAATTATCGTCGAAATTACAGGTCCCTGCTCTGAAATAAGTAAATTTAAATATTGCTCAAACTTATGTTGTATTAACTTTGCAACCTGAATGCCATATTTTTTTAGAAAATAATCATAACGAGTGCGATAATACCAGACAAAATCATCATAATCTATTTGTAAGAGGCTCAAAAGACTGACATCATCGATCATAAAACCAAGGTTTTGAATATGGCTAGGAATATATCCAGATGACTTATAGAAACGCCTTTGACGATCATAGCCCTTCATAGTTACGCCATGATAACTTGTCAGCAAGTCATCTATCATTTTTGACCATTCGCATGTCCTGTCTATATCGCCATTTTTGAATTTAACCTCTCTTCCCATGGTTTGAAATTTGAGCATTTCATCGATGACTGCATCTAAGTAATTTTTTGTTACACCGAGACTTTTACTTGACGAATTTTCTGGCCAACCTATCACGTAAGGTCCTGTATCTTCAGGATATTTATAGTTCCACGCTTCATGTTTCGGCATCATCAGATACTTGGCGCAATCAGCGAGTCCCGGTTGATATCCACCAAGTTTGTACGTCCCTATTTTATTACCAGATGCTTTAGTACCAGGATATAAGGTCAGCAATTCTTCCCGGTTAACCGATTCAAGTAACTTCCTTTCTTTTTCTGTTGAAGGTCCATCGGGCAATAAATTGTTTTTTTCTGAGCACTTGCCCTGTAATAAAACGGCACGGACTTTTTTAAAACCATTTTGGCTGTTAAATTCATTGAAGATAAACAAAAGGTCTGCTAGTTCGCAGTTAAGGACTTCATCTTTCCTGGCTTTAAGACTTACCTGATTCGTGTTGCCGTAACTCGTAGAGGAGTTTTTCACATTTTCGTACTTGCTTACGGTAAACTTTGCCTGAGGTGTGCCATCAACCCAAACTGAGTTTGCGCTGACTTTAATGTATGGATTGTTGTTTAAGTATGTTGTTTTAACTTCAGAAACAATGTGATCAAGAGCTTCTACAGAATGTAGGTTTCGTAGTCCCCACCGTTCAAGCGAGGCTCTTTTTTTGTTTTTCTTCTTCAAGTAAACCTTGCGCCAGCGCTCCCAACTTAAAGGTTTTGTCATCATATTCATTCCATCGAAGATTCGAATAATGATTATATACGGATTATCTAGAGCCTTGCGACAGGAATATCACTCCAGCGTGATCTGCTCCGCGTTGATTAACACGTCGCAATGTTAGTAATGCGACTATTTGGCTACGAGCTCAACTGCTAGCCTCCGCTCCTCGTTCACCGCAGACCTTCAGTCCAGTGAGCTTGTCCGCCCTGTGCCAAATGCTGACGCTCAGGAATTGAGTTTCAGGTACTTTAAAAGCGAGGCTAGCGACTCGACAGGTCCAGCGTGACAACTAGGTGAGCGGGTTTCATCCCAGGGCATTGCATCATCAGTGCAGAAGTCTCCTGCACATTCCATTTCAAGACGTTCGTCAATTAAACCAACAGGAACCCAGACATAAGGTACGTCTCGCAGACTGTTAGGCACAGTTGAGCCACATACATTGCAAAAATCTGTACGGTACCCCGTTGGCTTAGACCATGAAGCAATGCAGTTTTCCCCTTTAATCCAGCGAAACTCACTGTCTTTGACTAGTGTGGCGAGATTGTAACCCACACCGCTCTGCTTTCTGCAAAGCGAGCAATGACAACGATAAAACACTGCTGGTTTATGAGTAAGTTCAAATTCAATTGTTCCACACAAACAAGATCCATTCATTTCAAAACCATTCCTGCAAGGTCTAAGAGATTTTATGAAACATTACCATCTTTTTGTACTGAATAGGAGCGCTCTTTTTGGCAACTCAAAATCAGCTATCAGTCGGTCTGAATATCCGCTCTTCGCTCTAAGCGGACTGTTGTAGCAGCATAACCACTACCGTTAATGGCCTAATCATCTAACTTTGAGCAGGTCACAGAACCTCGTAGTATAGCGAGGCGAAAGCATTTCCCGCTTCATCTGCCAGGCAGTCTGGATCCCCTGCCCTGCAAAATACAGTGTCCCCCTGCCATCCTTTGCGTTGAGATGGTCGAGAACTTCCATCAGTTTCTCGCTATTTTTCCGTGGTGCGTTGTCGTCGAAGAGGTTGAGCTGCGCGACGCCCTGGCTGTAGAAATCCCCAAGCATCACCCCTGCTTTTTGGTAGCGATGTCCGTCTCGCCAGATTACATCGAGGCATTTCGTCGCCGCGGTGATGATGTCCCGACTGTCCTGGGTCGGGGTCAATAGTTTCACTGATGCACTATTGCCGTAGTACGGCTCATTCAGCGCAAAAGGGCTGGTTTTAACGAACGCAGAGATAAAGCGGCAGTACTGATGTTCACCACGGAGTTTCTCCGCGGCACGGGATGCGTATAAGCATATCGCCTGGCGTATCTCTTCGTAGGTGGAAATCCGCTGCCCGAAGCTGCGACTACAGACAATCTCCTGCTTTACCGGCGCGAACTCCTCCAGCCCGAGGCATGGTTCGCCACGCAGCTCCCGCACGGTTCGCTCCAGAACCACATTAAAATGCTTCCGGATAAAACGGATATCGGTATCAGCCAGTTGAAGCACTGTTTTAATGCCCATTGCCTCCAGTTTTTTACTGATGCGGCGCCCGACTCCCCAGACCTCCTCCACCGGAAGCAAAGCCATCAACTTCCTCTGCCTTTCCAGATTAGACAGATCCACAACTCCTCCGGTCTGTCGCTGCCACTGTTTCGCAGCATGATTGGCCAGCTTCGCCAGGGTTTTAGTCTGGGCAATGCCGACGCCGACCGTGAGGTGCGTCCTGCGCAGAACCGTCTCGCGAATTTCCCTGCCAAAATCGGTAAGGTCACGACAGTTACGAACACCAGTCAGATCGCAAAATGCCTCATCAATACTGTAAATTTCGCAGCGTGGAGAGAGTTCCTCCAGCGTTGTCATCACTCGGTTGGACATATCGGCATAAAGCTCATAGTTGCTGCTAAACGCGATAATACCGTGCCGGCGAAACATGTCCTTTTGCTTGAAGTACGGCTCGCCCATTTTGACGAAAGGCTTCGCCTCTGGCGAACGGGCGATCACACAGCCGTCGTTGTTTGACAGAACGACCACCGGACGCCCTTTCAGGTCAGGACGGAAAACAGTTTCGCAGGATGCGTAAAATGAGTTCACATCACAAAGTGCAAACATCTCAGCCAGCCGATTTGATGATGTAAGTTACGACCCCGAACACATCGAGAGTATCCTCGCTACCCACGACTATCGGCGAATATGCAGGGTTCATTGGGTTAAGCTGAACCCTCGGATGCAGTTGCAGCTTCTTAACGGTAAATTCCCCATCCACAGCAGCAATAACGATATCGCCATGAACTGCTGTCCTTGAGCTATCCACAACCAGAAGATCCCCTTCCCCTATGCCGGCGTCTTTCATGCTGTCGCCGGCGGCTTTGACAAAATACGTCGCACTGGGGTGATTGATTAGTAACTCATTCAGGTCTATGCGTTGCTCAACGTAATCCTGTGCAGGGCTTGGAAAACCACATTGCACAAGGTCACTGTACAACGGGATCAGCATGATCTCACGTAACTCAACGGGCTTGTAAAACTGCATAATTGACTCGCTCAGATTAATACTGTTTTTATATACAGTAGTTTTAACAGGGCGACAGATCAATATAGGTTCTGGCTATCAATTTATATCATTGCCGTAACACATTGATGTAACGAGTAAGGTAAGTCTTAAAGTGTTTTCAGACCATAGCTGTTTGATGGTTTTGCGAACAATGCGAGGTTAAAATTTTTCAGCAATGGCAATACCTTCATAGCAAATTGCTCACCTGCGATCTCTAGCATACGGTTCGCAGGTGAGCAAACTTAACCGGCTGGAAAATATTTATATATCGTCTTCACTCCCCCCCTATAACATCTGCGATCTGTTGTCGGGTAGAGCCGTTCGCAAGCATCTGGCGGCAGCGTTCCACTACCTCCTTGGTCATCATTCTGCGGCGGCCGCCTATGCGCCCCTGTCTATGGAAAGCCGCGATCACTGATCTTTTATCAGGATGTTACTAAATATTTTTAGGAGATATATTGTGTGTACTTACTTTAACAATTTTAGTTCTGTCCACGATAATCTTGGTTTCAAGAGGATGGACAAGTGATGTAAATGCTCTTAACTAACAATAAAAAGGATTGAAGATGTTTACAGATAGACAGGCGTTGTATCGTGATCTTGAAAGAGAGCGTGGGTCGAAAGTTATCACTTATGTAACCGGTGACAGACCTGGCATGGAAACGAAAATCCATTCTGAAGTTTATGATTTCTTTGTGAATCACTTAGATGAAATTGGCGTAACCCCAAAAATATCTTTACTTCTTTACACTAAAGGGGGAGAAACTCTTACAGCATGGAGCCTAGTTAATCTGCTCAGGCAATTTTGTGATGAACTCGAAGTAATAATTCCCTCAAAATGCCTCAGTGCTGGAACTATTATGGCTCTTGGAGCTAACAGGATAGTGATGACAAAGCAGGCCACCCTTGGCCCTATAGATCCAAGCCTTACATCCCCTCTAAATCCAGTTGTAACAATTAATGGACAGACAAATATTTCCCCGGTAAGTGTCGAAGATATCAAGGCTTATCTTTCCTTGGCCAAGGATGAGTTAGGCATTCAAAAACCGGAAGATGCTATCAATATCCTTCTTAAGCTGAGCGAAAAAGTGCATCCCCTTGTGTTAGGAAGCGTTTATCGGGCACAAACTCAAATTCAGATGCTCGCCAGAAGGCTTCTGACACACCAGGTATCTGAACAGGATAAGATTGAGCGGATTGTGAGCTTTCTTTGCACGGATTCTGGTAGCCACGACTACACTATCAGCAGAAGAGAAGCCACAAATGATCTTGGGCTTACAATAGAAAAACCCTCAGAAACATTATATGGCTTGATTAATTCTATCTATGTTGATATCAAGAGCGAGCTGGAACTTGGTAAGCCTTTTGATGTCAATACCACGCTTGGCTCTGCTCCTCAACAGCAATATACAGCCATTAGAGCATTAGTAGAGTCTACAGATACGTGTTCTTACCAGATGCGAACTCAAGGGCTGTTGCAGAAAGTTCAGGTATCTCCACCACCAATGCAGCAGTTTGCTATCAACAACACAGTTAGTTACGAGGGCTGGAAACGTCATGATGAACCTTAATACAAAAATTTTGGAAGTGGGTAATTTAAAGCAATCACTTAACAGCAGCTCATCCCCTAAAGCTGCTGACTCGTCAGCAAAAACGACAACTACACATCTACAAAATAATTTCAATAAATTCGCTGGTTACTCGCAGAGCTCTTCTTCAAGCGCATCCTGATGCTTGCCCCGCCAGCTCATAACTGGCGGGATTCCCTGTTACCTGTCAATTCTGATGGTAAAGCTAAGGAGAGTTGACGCTGCACTTAACATCATGAAAGCAGCATAACCGTGAAAGTTGCGTTTTACGTAAATACAGGTTACAGCTATCGATCAGACACACCGACGCAACGTAATGATTTTAAGAAGCTGGCAGGTACTTATATAGCGTCTTCACATTAACCCCTATCACATCGGCTACCTGCTGCCGGGTCGCGCCGTTCTCCAGCATTCTGCGGCACCGCTCCACCACTTCTTCAGTCATTACCCGGCGGCGGCCGCCGACTCTCCCCTGCTCCCTCGCTGCGGCTAACCCAGCACGGGTACGCTCGACGATAAGCTCGCGTTCCATTTCCGCCAGGGCGCTCATGACGTGGAAGAAAAAGCGGCCGGCTGGCGTGCTGGTATCAATGCTGTCTGTAAGGCTACGAAAGTGAATCCCTTTATCCTGCAGCTCTGAGACCAGACTTATGAGGTCACGAACACTACGCCCAAGGCGATCCAGCTTCCAGACCACGAGAGAATCCCCTGGTTTTAAACGACGAATAGCACGCCTCAGCCCTGGGCGTCTGGCGTTTTTCCCGCTCGCTGTATCTTCGAAAATCTGCTCACATTCTGCGCGAGCCAGCGCATTTTTCTGCAAATCGAGGTTTTGATCGCCGGTAGACACCCGCGCGTAGCCAATCAGCATTATGCAACCCTTTGAAAAGGCTGATTGTAAATTGCCGATATTGTTCGCGTAAACCTGGGTTCAGGCGAAGAGGGAATGGGAGGTGATTTAGTCACCCCCAAAAAGGGCCGTGCACCAGAGGCCGCTAACCTTACCAGAACGGTAAGTAACCTGTTACTGGATGGTGAGGCGGGTTTACGTAAGTGTTTCGCCGCCGTCGGGGATGGATATCACGACGATACCGCCGCTTTTAACGACTGGTGGGAATGTCTTATGGACATAGCGTATAAGCGTCGGGCATATGAGGGTGATGAGGCGGCGATAAAATTTATGTTGCAAAAAGGGCCGCTGCTCACTATCGAGAATGGTGTATTTATCTATGACGGTCCAGGGCTGAATATTGGTAACTCCGACGTATTTGTTTTTAACGTGAAAGGTGAAAGCGCACTCTCAACTAAAATACTGTTGCCTAATGATGGAGTATATCTTTTCGACTTTGACAATAACCCGGTCCATAGCCGGTTGTCAGATATGACGATTCACGGCGGACTCGGTGCTGCCCGGTATAAATCAAAAGCCCGTAACGCAAGCAGCACCCATGACTTTGAGAGACTAAGACTGTCCCGGTATAACGAATGCGGAATAAGTAACAACTCTGTAGATATGCCCTATTTCCGCGTAAACAAATGCGTGTTTTACGGAGCCACGGACAAACAGACTATAGGTGTCTGCGTATCCGGGTACTCTGCTGGCGGGTCCATTACAGAATCAATATTCAGTGATAATCGTTACGGAATAAAGCTGGCAGTCGGTGACAATGGTGCTGAACGCAACGGCCCGGCAACGCCTTACCTGATTGATAATAACGATTTTTACCGTACCGGAAATCGGGGCGCTGTAGATGAGGATACCGGGGAGTTTGTACGGTTTGCCTCTTACGATATCTGGGCGGAGCCAGGCGCTACAGCGCAGAACTCCGGGAAGGGGATAAAATTCACCAGGAATAAGTTCGGACAGGAGAACCTCATCTCTCCGGATACGCACATCCTGGTTGCTGATGCATACACCACAGGAACAGGAGCGGGGCTTAACGGCGACAGGCATCACAATGAGGTGATTTCGACAGGATTCTTTTCCGGTGCCCGGTTTGATGGCAATGATGTGAACTCGACTAACGGCTCGTACGTTGCGCCATTTCTGCGCACGTTTACCCCCAACACGGGGAATCTGCATTTTTCAGATTCGTACGACAACGGGATGCCGTCACGCATTATAGAGTTTGCCGGAGGGATTACCCAGTCGCAAATAGGCAGCCTGGCGCGGTCTAACGTCTTTGATATTTCCCATTGCGTTGCATTGCAGAAAGGCGTCGAACCAAAACTGATTTCCAACCTGAACGACGTTTTCCGGCTGATTGACCCTTTGCTCTATTACGTGGGTCATCCGCAGTCAACAATCGTCCCTGTCGGCTCCCAGCAGGTCGGTTTTGAGCTGCTGTATTCCGGCCCAACCTCTGGCATAGGTCTGAGTAACGCCACACGAACATCGCTCAATAATTCCTATGGCGGGATATTTGAGGCGGCGGAAATCACCATGACGACATCGCAGGGAAGAGCTACAGCTACCGTCAGCGGCGGGGTGGCAGGCCGTAAACACTGGATTGATTTCGATGTGCGCCGGAGTGCATCAAATCCGGTGGGTTCCGTGGTAATGGAGGTAATGGATAGCACAGGAGTTACCGTAATTTTCCGCAGGATTATTCTTCTGGATACGGTAGCCCGCTGGCAAAAAGTCATTCTGCCGTATATTCCCAACGAGAGTGGAGATATTGTCGTCCGCTTCCGCTCAAATCTGTACGTCGCAGGTGCAGCCACGAATTTTGTCATTGGCAATCTCAATGTTTACCGAAACGAAACGCCAGTGAATACGGGGCATAACAGCGGTCTGCGTATGCAGTGGGATCTGCAACACGCAGTGAAAGGCGCACGACATGAATGGTACGACAATACAGGTAACCTGAGAGCAAAAAATGGGGCGCCGACGTCTGTCACCGATGGCGTGATTATCAGTGCAAACCCGGTAGTGTGAGGCATTATTATGTTGAAAATGACATTCAATTTTAACGGCGTGACGGTAACTGACGGTGTACTCAATGTGATTATGCCCTCAATCAGCACGGACCAGACAACACTGAGTTTCGGACTGGCTTACCGGGTCAGCGAAAGCGATCCATTGCTCAACTCGGAAACGTACAGTTGCCCGTATGACCTGACGGGAGCGGACCCTTTCGCACAGGCATACAATTATATTAAATCGCTCAGCCAGTTTAACGATGCTGTTGAAGCATGAGTAATCCCGCCGTAACTGGCGGGATATTTTCGTTACTGCAACGCCTTCTCAAGGGCCAACTCTGCGGCCTCCAGTGGATTACCGGTACCTGACCACTCAAATTCGAAATCCCTTTCACCCGCTACGGAACACTCTGGAGTGGACATACTGTAGGTGGCAATACCCAGTTGCCCGTAAACACTTTTTATCCCGGTCACTTCGTACGTCACATCGACAGTAATGTCCTCTGCTGGCTCCTGAATACCTAAATCAGGGTAGTAGCCGCATTTACGTATTTTTTTAGAGACGGTAAAACTCATTAATCACTCTCCCTTTATGCAATTTTTAACCATAAGCCCCATGTTGGTGTTGTTCCCCCGGTTAAGAGCTGTTTATAAATACCGCCTGAGGCTTTCAGGGAAATTACCGTAATGACCCTGTACCCTGCAGATATGTATCCGACCTCAATCTGCGCCGCACCAGTCAGGCCTGCGGGTATATTGCTATGCATCGTAATATCTGATGTGTAGTATCGCTGGCTGACTGTCAGTGCATGCAGGTCAGTCGCCGTTTCCATAGCGAGTGTATCGCCCGACATATCACGCCACGATGCACCATCCGATGCATACGGTTTCCCGTTGACCACAATAAACTCACCGTAGCGTGCAGCTGCATCAGGAAGTGCACCATACGGAAAGGATGAGGCGAATGCTCCGCCGGCCTGTCGCGCATAAGTCGGGTTTGTCACACGGCTGCGGGCATAGGTTGTACTGAAGCTCACCTGCCCACCCAGCACGCTTAGTGGGTATCCCGCTTTCGCCGTAATGGAATAGTTCCTGCCGAGATTCACCCGGCTGGCATTGTTGTGTTTTGGAGCAGGGCCGCGGGCGTGGACATTAACTATTGAAGAGCCATAGACATCATCACAGTAAATATCATCTTCCCCGGTATCGTCAGAATCACAGTCCGTAAAGTTGTTTGATTCGATGGTGGAGGAATATAGTTTAGCCGTGTAAATACCGCCTTTATTCATGTGCCAGAAATCGCAGCCGACTATTTTAGCATTGACCAGGCCAATTCCTGCAGCTGACAGAATCCCCCATCCGGTGAATAAATCCACATTGGTGGAGCCGTCAAAGTACACGCCTATGATTTTTAGCGTATCGATGTCATAGCCTTTATCATTAAATAAAAATATCCCTGCCTCATGTCCAGGCACAATTTGTGTCCCACCATCAATAGTGCATCCGCCGCTAATCTCTACAGCACGATCCCTGAAGTCCCCCCATAGCTCACAGCCTGAAATATATCCATCGGTGCCATTAGCCATTAATGTACCTTTAGTGATTCGTGAATTGCGCACATGAAAAACAAAGCCATTATCTCCTTTAAGCGTGCTGTTTCTTGCAATTCCCAGAGCAACACCATAGCGGTCAGAGGTGATAATTTGATTGTTATCCGCGTCGTAACGACCGGGACAGTCGATCCAGCAATCGTCAAGCCCACTACTGTTTCCGTTGAACAGGTCAATCGTGTAATAACTATTTCGAACAGGTGCCTGATCCACTATTTTCAGGTGTCTGACCCTGACATTGGGAAACCCTTTAGCCTCTTTGTTTGTATAATCCGGACGGGCGAGGGCAGGCAGATCACCCCCCGTCCAAATCAGGGAAGTGGTCTCCCTGCCTGAGCCATAAATACCGACGCTTCCCTGATAAATGAGCGGAGAATTAACCTGCCTGGCTTTATCATCCAGCTCGACGGTTTTGGCGCCAGAATTCAACATCCTGTTAATTGCAGCAACGTTTGCTGCAGCGGCCTCCGGGTCTTCAGCACCATCGCGTGGAGCATTGAAGTAAGGAGCCTTAATGCTGGCATGCCCGGTAATAATGTATGGCGACCTGACGATATCTCCGACTGTTTTACCAATTGTCGTCATAGACATATCCGCTCCAAACCCAGGTTCGCTTGAACCCAGGTTTTGGCGAAGCGTGTCACCATCCATCAGAACGAAGTGAGTAACGTCGTTCGCAAAGCTGGCTGCATCGGTTCCGGTGGTCGTAAAGCCGACGTCAGTAGCAGTATTCAAGCGGTAATGCTGGTTGTTATAGCGTATATACTGGTTACGGGCGCTGAACTGGAACGGGCCATTCTGGTAATCACCCAAAAAAACGTAACCAGAACTATCAAGGAAGGATGTAAAACGATTTTCTTTGTCAATCTGGGAGTTCAGAAACAAAGTATCCTGTAGCGTTATTTGCGAATGAAATTTATCATTCGCATCTCTAATCGTCTTTCTGATAGTAGGTATACTTTTGCCTAATCTATCGATCACCTCATCAGCATCACCGTTCAAAAAATCATCATATGCAAGGGCGTTATCGTTAAGGTCCTTCATGCTGTTTGAAGGACGTTGGTTTCCAGTGTTATATCTTTGGGCCATAACCAGTTCCGTTAAATGTGGTGTAATGATTTGCATTGATAAAAATATCAAATAAAGATATAATTAATGATTGGGGTTTTAATTTACATGCTTTCAACTCATAGCATGAAAAATAATCAAAAGCGAACCAACAGTAAAAATAAAGAATTAGTAGCTAAAAGAGTAATAGAATGAATACAAAGTTAAATCATTGGTTGGATTTTTGCCGAGCACTAGCTATAAGCTTGGTGCTTTTATCGCATGGGCGCACCTTCTTGGTGCCATTAATGCCAGAAACCAATATATTTAAATTCGGCGGATTTCTTGGAGTTGAGCTATTCTTTGTCCTTTCTGGATTTTTAATTGGAAGAATATTAATTGAAAAAATAAACAACCAAGAATCTCATCGGGAGTGGATTCCTAGTTTTTGGTTAAGACGCTGGCTTAGAACGTATCCAAGTTATATTTTATTTCTCTTCATAAACATAATTCTTATATTTAGCATTAGACCGGATATCTTCCCAAGTGTTTTAAGATATTTGACTTTCTCGCAAAGCTTGCTATCTCCACACCCTTCATTTTTTGGGGAGGCCTGGAGTTTGGCTGTGGAGGAGATTTTTTATCTTATTACCCCATTGTTGTTTTGGGTGTTTTTTGCTCTAACGAATAATAAAAAAACATCCATTAACTTGGCAATTGTGGTTCTAATTACTTTACCACTTGCACTAAGAATTAACGCAGCTTTTAATTCTAGTCTTACATTTAATGAAATCAGAACAATTTCATTATTTAGAATAGACTCGATAGTGTATGGCGTCTTGGGTCTAATAATTTGCAACACCCCTACCTTTAATAAAATGAAAATGATTGGAGTAGCATTAATACCCTTGTGCATCTACATTTCCGCACAAGATGACGAATTAATAAACAATAACGCATTCTATAAAGTATTTTTATTTCCCATGGCAAACATAGGGTTTGCATTCATGATATGCGGTTGGATACATATAAAAATAAGCAAGCAGATTATGTACATAGTTTCACGTATTGCCAGATGGTCCTATGCAGCATATTTAATTAACCTGCCAGTTATTTTTTTACTTAAACAAACTCTCCCCACACCGACCACTTACGCAAGTTGCATTACTCAATGGTTATTATTCTTTTTATTAACACTATCACTTTCATGTTTCATTTATAACACATTCGAGAAAACCATATTAAAGGCAAGAGATAAACTAATCTCATCATAAAAAAGGGCCGCAGGGCCCTTTTTATACGCCTATTGCAAACCAAAAAAAGTTATCAATTGCCACCGCATCATTAGCCAGCCGCCCATATGCAGTAAATCCTTCTGCACTTGGATCACTAACTGTAGAAAACCTACCATCTCCAGATGTTATCTTAACAGAAGAAACAAAAAAAGGAGGAAAAGAGAAAGCAACTGGATATGTAATATTTAATGAAGTTCCGCTTGAATATTCCCGACCCCATTGGATTAGCAATCCTGATGGAAATTTCTGATAACCTCTTGCTTCCAGCAAAGCTGGGAAACTATTTTTAATAATTTCACCAATACTTTTAAATACCTGGCCATCGTCGCCCGAATCAAGAGTTAATCCAGAACCTTCAACAACATTAACCAGCTCCCGCTGAAATGTATTCAGCATTTCAGCATTGATAATGGTCGGTGAAATCCCATTAGCAACATTGCCATTAGTATATTCACCATTAACATCAGCAGTATCTGTCGTACTTCCAACTTTTCTCATGATTAACCTTTAAATGTTAGTTTCCTGAAATATATCCAGAGGCGATATCAAAAATAGTTGCAAACTCAGGAGTGACTTCGTACACCTCATCGTCATTAAACCCAAAATAGATATAACCGAATTTTACAAGCGTATAGGATGGAGACAGCGCTGAAATGCGACACTCTAGCTGCCTGTTTCCCCATGAACGTAATGGGTCTCCGCAATAACTTATCCCGACTCGGGAGTATGTTATATTCGTTTCCTCTCCTTCAACCATCCAGACAAATGGCCAGTCATCACCATTTAACCCATCACCACAAACTGATAATCCCGCTCGCGCCTGTCGGTATTCTTTAATTGATATGGTATAACCCATTGCGGCAGCAATACTGATGAAATAGCTTTTTGACTGACCGCCGGTGCTTATTAATTTTGAGACGATTGCATTTTGTCGCTTGGCGATTGTGTCGACCTCGCCAATGGAGCAATCATCAGGTAATCCGAGCGTATTTTCCCAGTCAGTAAGCATGATGGTCGCTGTCTTCGGGAAAGCGCCACTAAGAAGAGCCTGAGCGTCATTATCACTACGTTGAAAACTCCTTGCCAGCGCCCGAAGCACTGCCGTCTGCACTGCGTTTTTATCTCTTGTCCAGGCTCTCCCTGACGGGATTAGTGCCTGTAGCGCTTTAAGGTAGTCGTCAGTTGAGAAGAGGCTCATGTATAGTTCACCTCGCCACGAACGGCCAGCTCCCCTGTTTCTGGCACAATATTCACAGAGGGCGAAACCAGAATGAATCCGGCAGTTCCGGCGACATCCCCTATCACACGGTTTAGATCAGAAAGGTAAATTTTTCCTGTACCGAGGGGGTTTGCAGATTCAAACAAAACGCCATCGATAGCATCAGCAATGGCAGCCGTAGTCTCGCTTCCGGCATCTGATATGCCGCTAATTTCAAAATCGATAACCCTTTCGACAGGTGAGCAGACATAATTCAGGGAAGTAACCGGCGCGAGCGGATAGATATAATCAGCAACCCTTCCTTGATCACCGGTGGCCTTGACCGCCCCCCACTCTTCCAGCTGCGAGATGCCATCTGTACCGACCGGGAAACCATGATTTGTTTTATCACTGCCATCACACATGATGTAAATCACAACCGTCCCCGGCCCCATCCCCCGGCGCCGTATCCATGCCCGGGTAACGCCAGGAACCGCCAGAGCCCATCCACGATAATCTGTATCGCCCCCTCCCTGCGGAGGATTCTGAAACGCCAGCAGTCCCCGCTGTCGAAAATCTTCTTCATTTTCGATGTCGGCGCCGCCGGTAGCCGGTTCAATTAACGTAACCGAGCTGTCAATACCCGGCACGTTGGCATCCAGTGTCAGGAGCGTTCCGGCATCGGAATTTCCCCGGCTGCCACCGCCAGTGATATCCTCTGAGATATCCGGTAGTCTGGCCGTCACCGCAACAGTGGCGCTACCCGTGGAATCAATCATTACACTGGCGTCCGTGCTGTACTGGTAGCCATCCGCACGGTTAATTACAGAGCCCCTGGCTAAAACCCGCCCCGGCGTACCGGTAATTTGCGCTGCCGGTGAGCGAGCCGCGGTCGCCGCTTTACGGTAGATCTGCTTCAACGCCATCCATCCGGCAAGCCATTCATCGGTTGATGTGAACGGCGTGCTCTGTCTGGCGATATAATCCAGATAGGCATAATGCAGGTGCGCCATACCCGCGTCCATGTCGGCAAGCACTTTCAGATTACCGAATCGTAGCAGCGCGCCAACGTTCTCCAGCTCTGCCTGCATGAACTGGCGGTTCTCGTCACGGAGCTCACTCAGTGTTTTCCGTTTAAATGGCATTATTCAGTTGCTCCCATAGCCAGAAGAATTTGAACTCCTGCCAGTCCCCTGCCGGCGGCAAATACCGGATGATCAGATTCAGCCTGTCAGGGAAGACAATTTCCGATTGCGCCTGTATCTCTGCCACAATGCCATCCGATTTCATCCAGGCCAGCGCCTCTTCGGCATAATCTTCCGCTCTCATCGCCACTTCGCGAGTCAGCTTTTCACGTCGCAGTAGCCACAGCCTTGAGCCAATATTCCGATCGTTGTCCAGATCACCCCACCAGCCGCGGCGGTCGGTACCTTCATAATTGTCGTCAGCGCGAGCCAGCCCGTCGGTAAACAGGCTGATAATCACTGCCGTGTACATGTCATTTTCTGAGGTTAAGATGCCGTTTCCGGCCTGCCAGTCTGCGTGAAGGGCATCGACATTCCAGAAAGAGGAAATATCACTCATACCTGACTCTCTGTTTTTTCGCTGGTTTTGATGCTGTCACCGGACTGAACGTTTTTAACGTCATGGTCATGACCGTTGTAAGCATCGCGCAACGCTTTGAGCGTTTTATCGTTCTTCTCGCAGTTGTCGATGATGTCTCCCGTCACCAGGAGTCTGGGGGTAACCAGTTTTACCTGCTCCGTTGCCGTCGCGGTGATATTTGCGGCATTACTGATCTCCACATCTTTACCTTTGGCATCAATAAAAATGCCCGACTCGGTCAGATGGATATTCAGCCCCCACTGGTTGTAGATTACCGTTTCCCCTGGCTTCAGCCCGGTATGGCGATACCCCTGATGGTTAGAAGCGATGACAACTGGGCTGGAACGATCACCTCCCAGAAACGCAATAACCACATCAGCGCCCGCCGGCAACCCCGATGAAAAGCCAAAATCGGAAAACCGTGGCGCACTGGCCACTTCCAGCGGGGTCTGATACTGCACGTCCTGTACCACCCCGCTATCTTTCTGGCTGGTAATACGACCAATGCCCAGCATGCCCGCGATGCGGGTCGCCGATTTTCTTAAATTTTGAATCATTGGTTTAACCCCGGGATTTGCTGATAGAAGGCGTAGGGCTGGACACTGAAGGCTTCCGGCGGTAACAGGTACATTCTGGCGTGAGTGCCGTCGCTGTCTCTGATGTAGGTCACCTCGGCAATCAACATTTCCGTATCCGGAAGTTGCATTGAGGGGATATTTACCGGGATCAGCGTGTTCGGCTCCCAGAGTTTTCCCGCTTTATCGCGCCAGGAATCAATCGTGACGCTCAATGGCTTTGAGCGGCCGTATCGTCGGTTCATCTCCCAGTCGATGGCGCGCTGCGCCTGCTGGGATGCCATCAGCGTACTTTCAACGATAATGATCCGTTTCCGGTAGCGCATGCTTGCCGCCTCCGGATCACGCGCTGTCGCCAGCGTCACCGAGTCATAAGCTGTATCCGGTGAGAATCCTGCAATCGGAGAAATGCTCATCGATACGCCGACGTAATCAGAAAAGCGGTCTGCCATCGAACGGCGGTAATAAGCCTGTTCGATATTTACCCCTTCAGCGATACCGCTGGACGCGCGCTTTGCGCCCACCCGGGTAAGAAATAAATTGCCGTCAGGCTGATCGTAATAGAGCAGAGCTGACCAGCGGGAGACCCGTTCAAGTATTTCCTGCGGCGACTCCCCCCAGTTGAGCGTGAACTGGGGAACGCTGACTAAATCATCGATATCAGTGGAAACCGTAATGTCGTAATACGATGCAAGCCTGGATGCTATATCCAGCGCATTGCCGCCGTTGATAACGTTGTTCGGCCATTCTGCCGAGCAATCGACAAGATCACAGCACTTATTGCGCCCCGTTGCCCTGACTTCATGGCGCGACCGGGAAATTGATGGTGACCAGTCGTCTACATAGCCTGTTATAACCAGATCGCTTCCGAGTTTTACCTGGCAGGGCATCCCCTCCTTCACCAGCTGTTTCTGATCACTACCGGGAAAATAATCCATCAGACCCAGATCAAAATCGGAGGGGAAACGCTCAATGCCGCGGGTCACCCGCACAGAATCCCACCCCTCAATAACTTTCCCGCCCACAGTCAGAGAGACGATATCCTGATCGTTATCCGTACTCATTGTCTCAACACCTTCATCGTCGTCGGCATAAACGCCGGATGCGGCACACTGGCTTCCTGTATCAGTTCATTTGCCCGTAAGGCATCCTGATACAGACGGTTAGCCATAACCAGTGCAGGAATGGGCAGCGCGGTATTAACCTGCATCAGATCACTCAGCCCGGCTGAAATCTGGGACATGGTGTCCAGGAAGGCGCCTCTCACTGCCATCAGCGCGCTATAGAGATCGTCATCCGCCCGGTCGCCCGCCAGAAGTAACGCTGCATCCAGCTGCGTGGCCACGCGTTGCGTGATTTCCTCGGCCTCATTACAACTGGTAGGGTTGTAATCGGCCGCCGCATTCGTCATCGCCCCGCTGCACAGCACAATGATGAGCGTGTTCATTGTGCCAGCCAGTTGCTGACTACTTTCAGACCGCTGGTATTCGGTACTGGTTGATGCCGCCAGTTTTTCAAACGCAGCAATTTTATCGCTCACGCTGCCGGCGCTGGTCAGAATGCGATTAATAACATCGGCAACGCCCTGAACAAATTCATCGGCAGATACCGATTCATTCAGTGCAGCGGTCGTATCAAGTACAGCCTGTCGGTCCATCACGGCCTGAGCGGAGACTTGTTCAGATAACGCCTGATAGTCTTCTGAATCGTCAGCATCACGATTTCCGTTAATACCCGACGAACTCCCGCCAACCGTCCCTTTGCTGTACCGACCGTACCGGTTGTTCCCGAAGGTGGAATTCAGCACGTTACTGACGTTCGTCACCTCACTGATGGTGTTGTCCACCATATTGGTCCAGAACGTCACGGTTCCCTTTATGGTCTTAATCCCCTGGCTCACGCCGCGGATCTCACTTTTGATTCTCGCCAGGGTACTGGCAACCGCCGTGCTGACCAACTTCAGATAGTTGGTGCCGACGGTGTAACCCGCGGCGGTGCTGTCTGTAACGGCGAAGACCTTTAACCCCGACTCAATCACCATCAGGGTAAACTCAAACGAACGACCATTATCGGCGGAGCTGGAGAGTCTTAACCCGTTCTCAGGTATGGAAACGGTCATTTCCCCCAGCGTGGGGTGAATGAGCGTACCGCTCCCCTTCGCTTCACACGCATTAATCAACGCCTGTCGCTGGGAAATGACATCCCCGCCACCGTAGACCAGACTGTTCTGGACGATAAAACCACGGATAATAAATCGCCGCGTCCCTCGCCCCATGTCCTCAATCCAGGCGGTATCACGGTATGGATATTCGTGGACGGCCTGCCGGCGACCATGGCTGCCTTCCTCATTAACCACAGCAAAGGGCACGCCACGGAAGGAGCCTGGCCGTAATTGACCCAGCCAGTCCTCACTACCGCCTCCGCCCATCAGGGAAGTTATTGCATCCTGAATAATTGCCATCGGGCCTCCGGAATAAAAAAAACCGCCAGGGCGGCGGTTTAAACGGGTTAGTAATTCATGGCGGTTGTTATTCTGCCGTTATCCTCAACGTTATAGGTTTTCTTCTCCCCCTTATCATTGACCAGGGTGATTTCCAGCTTCATTTTCTGATCGGCCATCGCCTCTTTGAGAGACCGGGTCAGGTTTTCACTGGCTGCCTCTCTCCCGTTGCCGGAGGCTGTCAGGATAGAAGAGCTGTCAAACGTATCAGGCTGAGGCGCGAGGATATTCTGTCTCTGCTGGCTGAGTACACTACTATCACGAAGACCTGACCAACGCGGGTCACTGATGGCCGTTTGAATTGCAGCCTGTATCTCATCTTCAGAATATGGCTGCGCGCCATTCTCATGCTGAATCATGGCTGCCATGACAGATTTCAGTACTTCCGGGTTATGCAGATCCATCCGCTGCTGGGGCTGAAATCCCGTCGCGGCTGAGACTGAATTGATATAGGACTGAGTGTCATTTTCTGACCGCGGCGCATAGGTGTGGATCATGCTGTTCAGCGTGTTATTCCCACGATCGCCATATAACATCAGCTGCCTGGCCATTGCCGCCAACCCGTCGTTGCTATTGTCATAAGTGACGAAACCACGATTCACCCCGGTCGCATTAGGCGCTATCCGGAGATTGCCCGGGTTATTATTTCTGAGGCCCAGTGCCTGGTTAGATGGCTGGCTGTAATTCACCTCCCCGCGTGGAGCTGCTGCACCTGCTGGCAGGATAACAGACAAATCATTACGGAGTTGTTCAGCTCTGTCACTGGCGCCATATTGCGCGTCGTAGCGTTTCCGGACGGCATCCGTCATAAAGCCGGCATCTACCGCCCCACGCTCTCCTCGGGAAAGGGTGTTATACAACGCTTTATCACCCTGGATGCGGCGTAGCTTTTCGGCATCTTTACTACTGATAAACCCCAACGCATGTGACAGCCCGGTGAAATCGCCATTAGAGAACAAGTCGGTCATACCTTCGAGACCGTCTTTCACCGAACCATCGGAAAGCAATCCCTTAAACAGAGAGTTTTTCGAACGGTTTTTCAGCCCATCCCATGCTGCGCCCAGCTCATTCATGGTGCCGTTAACCTCGGACAATTGCCGGTTAAGTTCCGGATCAACCGTCAGGCCAAGTTCATCAGATTTAGCCAGCAATGCTTTCATCCGTACACCTTCACGCATCAGCGCCAGCATTTCCGGCGTCAATCCGAGGGCATCGGAAACCGACTTCTGCTGGTCAGGACGCAGGCTCGGGAAAACGCGCGCTATCGACTCCAGCGTTCTCAGCGTATCAACGGAGCCGTCATTGTTTTTCTGGATCTGAACGCCAATCTGCGACAATGCGCCAAGCACCTGGCTGTTGGCACCGCTGGCGGCCTCCTTCAGGCTTTTAGCCATCCCCTCGATGGAAGCGTTGGCACTGTCACCATCAGCCCCCAGTATCCGCATAGCGCCGGACAGTCTGGAAAAATCCTCCACCCGCATACCCGCATTTTTCGCGGCAACATCGAGGTTATAGGCTTCCCTTGAGGCCTCATGGAAACCGTAGGCAATCTGTTTTAACCCGTATCCCGCCGCCCCGACCACGCCCAGCGACGCCAGCTTACCGGAGAGCTCACCGACCATCTTCAGCGGCGGCACCATATCCCCGATATACTGCACGTTATCACGGGCATTTTTGGACAGATTTTCGAAGCGGGATATAAAGCCGTTCAGTCCATCGAGGGTCTCCTGTCCTCCTAACTGGAGTCCCTCTTTGGTTTTATCCAGCTTTGGCTCCAGATCACGGATAGCCTCATTGATACGCTCAATGGCTTCCGTCGCCTGATCGCTGGCCACCAGCTCAAAGTCGAAAGAATTACTCATCGGGTTTGGTATTCCTGAGTTTATTGATACGGGTGGCCTGCGATACCCACCACTTCAGACGGGCATAGGTCATGCCCCACGCCCTGTCTTCTGTCCAGCGGAAATAAAATGTGACGTCAGCGGCCGTTTCCTGCCAGGCGGTCAGGGCTTCCAGGTCAAAAAACCGAGCAAAAACTCCTCGCATTTTCGGAAGTCGATAAAATCCATCGGCTGAAGCACACTTTCCCGCGTATCCGTGACCAGCGAGATCAGCAGACGCATTGCCGCCAGAGAAGTGGACGATGTCTGCTTTTCGTAGAACTGCTCTGCCTGGCTGAGCGTCGGTGCCTTCAGCTCCAGTTGCTCATAGCGCGTTTTTTGCGCCTCATCGACAAGAGGCTTGATGAGAGGAATGACTTTGGTGCGTTCAAGTTCTGCCATCTTAGTTCTCCGTTACGTCCCGACCTTCCCAGCGAACATCAAACACTGCGTCTTCGCTTTCCACCTCCTGAACGTTAACCGTCCAGAGTGCGCGACCGATAATAGTCTTTCCGTTCGCCAGCTCGGCGATCACGTTGACGTTCGTCTGACCGTTAAACCCCAGCACGTTAGTCCCGCCACTGTCACGCAGACGGGCTGAAATATACGGGGCAACCGGTTTTTCTTTATAACCATGTACTCCGTCCATGCCTGTCAGCGTGGTGCGATTGACAGTAGCTGACTGGTATTTAAACGAGCCCTCCACCATCACAGTCACCCCATTGACGGTGACATAAGCGGTACCCGCCAGGCGGTTAGTGGTATCTCCTGCCATGATTTATGCTCCTGTTGACTCAGCCTGCAGGCGGAACTGATTAAGCAACGCGAAGATGCGCAACTGGTTCATAAGCGTTCCCGGCCACAGTACGTCAACGCGGTTCGGGTTCGTTTTGTTCTGCTCAACAATAATGTTTCTGGCAAAGGCCTCTGCGTCCTGCGCATAGCCGTTAAAGACCAGCGTCTGGTATTCCGCAATCTGATCGGCCCTGATGATGTTAGGTGTCACAATCGCCGCCCCCGGCGCAAAACGCGTGCCGTCCGCGGCCAGCTTCATGCGACCAAATTTACTGGTGACTGCAGTGCGGAGATATCGCGTGACAAACATCAGGCTGAACAGCGTTTCCACCTGCAGGTAACTGTCGTCTTCGTCGCCATAGCTGTTTTTCTGGTAGGTGGTAATCAGGTTTTCAATCATCACCGTCCCGTCATCACCTACGGTGTAAGTGGAGATGCCGCTGTACAGCAGGTTGTTGCGCTCTGTCAGCTCAAAGCGATCCGCCAGATCCGGCGCCAGCACGCCATAAACAGGCAGACTTTGTAGCGGGCGTCCGGGGTCGTTACGCAGGCTGGGTGCGGCGGCCCCAGTCAGTGCCGCCGCCCAGATATAACGCGGTGACGGTGAGCGATACACGCCAAGCAGTGACTCATGCTGGTTATTACGGGTTTCCCCTTTGGTGCCAAGCTCAGCGTAAGTGCCATTGGTGGTGGTGAAAGCGTGGCCATAAAGCTGTTTATCCCATGCCCAGCGGCCCGTTGCATCATTCAGAAACTCCCGGATGGCATCCAGTGATGCGGTGTCATCATAAGGGTTAATGACAAAATCAAAGGTCTTATCCTGCAGGTTGCCAAGGGCATCAATAAAATCCGGCGCGCCTGCGCCGCCGGCCATGCCCGTGATGGTCAGCGTCAGTCCTGCGGGCGTCACCTCGCCGCCCTGAACGCCGAGGCAATTCAGCCTGATATCAATACCATTGCCCAGTAAGCCGGCATTCTTGGCCGTCAGTGTCACGGTATCTGTGGCATCGGCTTTTACAGCAGCGGTCACCGGCAGTTCCGTTTTGCGGGTAATCGCCGCGACCAGCGCAGTGGCAATCTGAACCGGAGTGTCAGTCGCCAGTACGGTCAGTTGTACGCGAACGCCAGCAATATAAAGAGAGATAACGCCGGTTTCTGTCGCCTGTGTGGCAACCTTGATACTGCCTGTTGCCACTGCCATCGAATCCGCATCATCAGCCAGCGGAAGGATCCAGACCTCCGCAGCAGTATCGTTTTTTTGATACGCCGTCATCATGCCATGCAGCATTGAACCTTTTCCGGTAAGCTCACCCACCGCATTGGGAGAAGAGACTTTTACCGGGATTTTTTCCTGTGCAGAACCTGATGCCAGCATCTGACCAATCAGAAGCGTTCGCTGTGTAGCGGTCGCCGTGTTGGCCATGGAGTTATCAAACTCCACATAAAAAAGCGGCACACGTAAATTGCCGGGAACTCGCGAAAATGGAACGGTCATTTAGTTACGCCCTCTTTTTTTACGGCGTTTTTAACGCCCTTTTCCGGTACCTGGCTGACGTCACCATCCTTCATGCGGCGGCGCCAGAACGTATTATCAGGTACCTCCGCGCCATCTTTGGGCAAAGGCTCCCCCCTGACAGGGCAGCGAACGCTGATCCCGTCCTTCGGTTTTACAAACATAATTACTCCTGAAGGTCTATTTTTACGCCAGGCTGCGGCGTACCGTCCGGCATGTTGATGGTGATGTCGATCCCCGCCAGCGGTACCGTATCGATCGGATAAAAGTCTTCCGGTCCCTGATAGTGCTCAATATCAATTTCGATAAGCAGCTGGCCCATATGCGCTTCGCCATCCGCATCAACATCAATCGTCGAGCGAACCTCCGCATATTTCTGGATGTTCCGGGTCAACTCGTAGCTGTTAATCACCGCCCTTTCCACCTGTTCCCGGAGCTCCTCCAGTGCAACCTCCGCGCGCATGGCGCCATCATCAGTGGTTTCACTGTCATACTCCTGAACCCGGCCGGTAATACGAACGGTGGTCAGAGAGGTGAAGGCCGGGGTATTTCGCCCCTGCGCCTTTTTGTGATCAAATGGCGTCTGAACAAGCAATGCAGGGTACAAGTCCGGCGAAGTTGCCCAGTCACGCGGGGAATACACACGATCGCCGGCGGCGGTTTTATCTTTCAGCGCGGCCACGACCATTTGTCGTATTGCGGAAGCATTCATCGGGTTTTCGCTACATTGAGAACGAGACGCGAGCCGCCATGGCTGTCCGGTTCGACGTTGGACACAACAAATAACTGATTGATGACCTGACCCCCGACCGTTTTAATAAACACACGGTCAGATACGGCAGGCTGCGGTTTACCCAATTGACGAAATTCAGCATCACGCACACCCAGCATCGGGCTGGAGGTGTTAATTTCTGATTCACCATCAAGATTTTCTGCAACCTGCGCATAGCCACGGTCAAAAATACCGTTAATCGTAAAAGGAGTACCGTTGCGGGGACGGTACTCATGCTCATCGCCAAACACGCCATGGAGCGGACTCAGAAGATGTAAATCCCAGTCCACGCCCATCAGCTTACTCCGTTGTGATTTTCACACCACGCACAGCAGATAATGCGCGCTGTCGCAGAGCATGGAGATCGGCAATTACACCTGCTCCCAGCAGACGCTCGGCATCCTTACCGGAGACCGGAATAAGGGAGTTTTCCCGATAGACCTCACCGTCATGGCGGATGCAATTCCCTTTCAGCACCACAAACTCAGGCTCCGGGGCATCTTCCTGGTCATCTTCTTCAGCGGTATCCTCATCCTCTGATGGTTCGCCGTGTTTATCGTCATGCTGTTGGGTCTCATAAACGCTGCCACCAGCATTCAGGTCGTCGATATTCAGGGCGTCTTCGGTGGCGCCTTCCGCATTCAGATCATCGCCCAGTACAGTTTTGGTTGTTTTAGCCATATCAGACCACCGTTGCACAAAGGGATGCATTTACCCGGCTCGGAATAACCAGCGGAGAGGATTGCATCAGGATAAGACGCTGGGCCGGATCTTCTTTCACCCAGGATTTTGGCGCATAGGCCAGGGGACCGTAGTTAAATGCCGGGTCCAGGATAACGCCAAAAGCGCGGGTACCCATCAGATCAGCGCCAGACATAATAACGGCGCCGTCGGGGATCATCGGCTTCTCGACATTATCAAGTGGGTCAATAAACCAGTCGTTATATAACCAGAGGTCAAAGTTACCCCATCGTCCTTTATAAATAGCGCCCTTCATCGCCTGTGGGCCAGCGTTAATCTGGTTACCAAACGGGCTCAGCGCCGGGAACGTGATGGCGTTATCTTTGATGGTGGTGTCCAGTCGGAAAGCACGCCATGACTTGCTTGTGAACACCAGATCCGTCGCGACGGAACCGGATTCTTTCAGGAAAAGCGTCTGCCAGATTTCAATATCATCAGAGGGCTGGGTATTAGTGGCACCCGCGGCAACCGTCAGCGGCCACTTATCTGAACCACTCAGAGTGATAGTCAAATCCGGAGAGCGCCCGAAATCCACTACTTTGGTTTCATAGCCTTCCCCGGCAACCGTGACGGTACCGGACACCAGCGCGCTGGCCGCCATCCACTCAAGACGACGGTTGATCATGTCAATCTGATCGGTCATCTCAAACTGCAGGTTCAACATTTCGCGTTCTGCGGCGGTATATTCACCGCCAATACGCTCACCAATCTGGCGACGAATCGGTTTACGCAGATCCGGCGCGCGCTTATCTTTGATATAAGCTGGTTTGAACGTATTGGTCTGGTATTTACGGGACTCGACCAGCTTACCTTCCACCAGCGGGGAGACGAATGGCGCCATACGACGCAGGCCGACATCCACGTCAATCGCCACTTCTTCAGTCTCATAAGTCACGACGTTCGGGAAGAAGCGATCAAGCAGCCAGTTCTGACTGGTTTTCAGGTTAGGAACAACCTGTACCAGCACACTGGTATCATAAATATTTTCCATATTCAGTCTCTTGATAATGCCAGCCGCACGCTGGCATAAATTTTAAATGGGTCAACGCCTGCCGGTTAAAGCATTCGCCAGGAGAAATGAGGGATAAATCAGGAGGTGGTTAAAGGTGCCTGGGCGCTGTCTTTCAGGAAGATGGCCAGCGGGCGTAGTGCTGTTTTCAGTTCCGACGCAGTCCAGGAAGTGTCAAAAATAATATGATTCTGGTTGAACTCCCCCATCAGATACAGGCCGCCGGACTGATCGCCATGGGTGGACGCGTCAACATCATCAACCAGAATGGCCGCCGGCGTCTCGCTACCATCCGTTGCGGTTTTCACACTGACGGTGTATTTACCACTAGCGGTGATCATGCCAAGCACAGTGCCACGCTTATACACACCGCCGGTGATCGTGCCGGTATCCGTGACCAGTTGCAGCGTCCCGGCAATTAACTGATCCGGCACAAACGCTGAACTCTTCATGCCAGGTGCAAAGGCATTCTGACCAAATTGATCCATTATTTCTCTCCTTTAATGGAGTTGTAGAGGCCGGTCATCTGGTTTACCAGTGCCGATTTACCGCTCTCTTTCTTGCCACTATCCGGATTCAGACGGGCCTGATGGCTGGCCTGCATCCGCTGGTCAAGTGAACGCTTGCGGGTTGTGGCTGGCTGCGAAGCTGGCGCGGTTGAAGCCAGAACATTGATGGCGGCAGCTGAGCTCATGCCGGTATTGAATGCCAGCGACGCGGCCAGTGAAGGATTCGCCGCAGCATGCTTACTGCCGAAGATACGGGCACAACGTTTACGCTCGGCGGCGCGGGCATTTTTCACCGCTTTGCTTTCTTTGCGGTCATCGTCGCCATCATCTTCGGAATCGTCATTGTCTTCCGCCGCTTCCGGGTCGTCACCGTCATCTTCAGCGTCATCATCACGCTCGTCGTCTTCCGCGTCATCATCGCGTTCATCGTCCTCGGCATCATCTTCGCGCTCATCCTCTTCCGCGCGACGGCCTTTCGCTTTTTTGGCCTTTTTATCTTCTTCCTCTTCGGAAGAAGTCGCGCCACGGCCAATAAGATGAGCAAAACTAAATGTCTTTTTCTTCGCCATTTCAGGCTCCTGTTTTTTCAAGTAAGTTTCTGAACGCAGCATCAGGAGGACACACCTCATCAGCCAGTCCAAGTTCCACACCATCAGCAGCCATAAAACAGGCAGCCTGAGTACTTTTGATAACCTTTGCGCTAATCCCCCGATTTCTGGCGACGGTATTCACAAACAATTCGCCCATGGTGTTGATGTCCTGCTGAATAGCCGCCAGCGCTTCATCTGAGAGTTCTCTCAGCGGTGACCCCTCAGCCTTACGGGAACCGTAGGTGATAATGGTGACTTTGAGGCCGTCATCTTTTATCCGCTGGGTCCAGTCAAGGTGCATGGTGATCACACCAACTGAACCCACACCACCGGTTCGGGGAACAGAAATCCGGTCCGCCGCACTGGCAATCGCATAGGCGGCGGAATAGGCGCTTTCTGTCAGAATGGCATGAATGGGCTTTTTCCCGCGGGCACCGTAAATGACATCGACCAGATCGAAACATCCCGCGACCTCGCCGCCAGGCGAATCAATATCCAGGCAAATCCCGGAAATATCGGGATCCTCCATCGCGGTCAGGAAGGCCTGGCGAATGCCGTCATAGCCTGTCATGCCACTGTATGGGCGCAGGCTACCCAGCTTCTGCACCAGGGTCCCACATATCGGGATGACAGCGACGCCCAGCACATTGTCATAACCCGGGTCGCTACGGGATTCCCGCCCCCGGTTATCGTCGTATCCATACCAGTCATCATCCATGGCAAGAGAGGATTCGATTTTACTGATACCAAACCGGTCCATAACGGATGCCATGATGACTTCAGCTTTACTTGGGTGCAGCGCCAGCGGTGTATTAAAAAGGCGCTGGGCCAGATGAGGTAGATTCACTTTTCCTCCGGATCGGTAATTGTCTGGCTGGCGAACTGGTCCGCCTGCGCCCAACTCGGTAATGGCAGCCCGCGCTTCAGGCAGGACTCAATTTCCCGCTGGCGCTGATCAAGTATCTCTTCCCAGTCTTCACCCACGTTTTCACCCACTTCAATTTCGAGAGTGGAAAGACCGGCATCGAGGCCAAGGATGGCGCCTTTTTTCTCCGCCACCGGATCCACCCATCCACGCCCCGGCCCCATCCAGCGCGCACGGGAATACGCTGCCCGGGCCTCAACAAAATCGGGGGCATTCGACGGAAGAGGCAAATCCTCGTTATCGTGGACCTCTTCAACAAAGGCTGTCAGCACAGGCTGCGCGGTACCCATGGAAAAATCATCGCGCCGGCGGGTGAGTGTTTTCCATGCCTCCAGCAAGGAGGAACGCGCAGAGCTGTAATTCACATCAGACCAGTCCTGTGTAACCTGCTGCGGAGATAACCCCGTGCCGGAAGAGAAATTACGCAGAACTGCAGACTCGAAAACCTCAAAGTTGCTGTACGGACGGGCAGCATTGACCGTTGTTATTTTCTCGCCGGGGTACAGGATTGGCATGCGGGCGCCATTCTGCAGCGTTAAACGACGATCGTTATGAAATTCAGCCCGGCCGTCCTGATATGCCCCTAACCCTTCCTCGAAGTTTTCCCCCAGCGCGGACTGGATCATTTCGGGATCGTATGGAGACTCAATATACGCGGCGAAGATAGCATTCAGAATTGCCGCTTCCAGCTCGCTCTGGTCGTACTTCACCAGCATCTTCAGACGTTGCACCACTGGAGTCAGAATGCCATTACCCCGATGCTGAGCTCCACGCTCATGGTCAAAGTCGTGCACAACGTGCGGGCGCCCCCAGTCGGTTTCCCGCGGTATCCTCCGCCATGTCATCGTTTTGGCGCCACTCCACCAGTCACCGATATGTGCTTCACGTATGTGATATGCCACAGGTGCGCCATCAGCATCTATTTCAACGCCGCCGCGAATATTGGGCATATCAAAATTCTGCTGTGGGTTGCTGAGTCTGTCGGGATCAACAACCTGCACCGTCGTGGCATAACGCCCCTTACCTGGTCCAAGGCGATCGGTGCGATACTGGAGCACCATCAGGGCGTCGCCATCTATCAGCTTGTGGCGAAAGGCCAGGTGTAACATTTGTGGAACGGTTAGCTTGCGCTCAACGTCACAATAACGGCCTGTGTCGTATGCCCAGGTTCTCCAGTGGGAAGCGAGTGCTTTTCCGTACTCTTCCGCCCATACTGCGTCAAAACTTTTATTACCTGTCATCATCCGTAATACACGATAGTCAGGCTTCATGATCGGACGGAAATTGGCGCCGACCGCATTATCAAGCAGGCGAGTTATGGCACCATTGGCCCATCCATCATTTCGGACCAGATCGCGCGCACGGGAAACGATACGGTCACGGTAGATATTAATTTCATTATCCGGTGACCATAGTGCGGGCTGCCAGTTCGCCAGTTGATCGCTGAAGGAATCCGCGGCGTCATATGGCACCCGGCTACCGCCCGTCAACATGCTGGGTTTTGGTGCCTGATAAGGTCTCCCGTCAGGACCAAGGATTTGCACTTTATTCATCAGAATCTGAACCTCACTGGCTTCCGTGGCCGGGCGACAATTCCCAGTTGCGCCTGCAGCAACTGAATCAGCGCCAGCAGGTCGGCGAGAGAGCTTTGCTGATAGGAGACAGAGCGCGTCCCATCACCCTGCGTATAGGAGAATGAGACGCCACGGCTGCCGGTAGTCAGGTCGATATAAGCCTGCTGCGCTTTCTGCAGAGCGTCTCTGAGCTGCTCATCAGTCATCCCACCAGCAAGTAAGCTCGTGTTTCGATTAAACATGGTTTTCCTTATTGCGGCAGGAGTTTAGAAATGTTCTTACGCTTAACGGGAGCCATAGCCTCATCCACGATGGCACCCGGTAATTCGTAATTGATTTTTTCTTCTGGCTCGGCTGGCGCCGGCAGGAACTTATCGGGATCGGCCTGAAGGTTAGCGGCCCGAACATTGAGTTTTAGTCCCATATGTTTCAGTCCGCACAGCGCGGCATAGCTGTATACGAGACAGTCGAGCGCTTCGTTCGCCCGGCCGGGAATGGGCTCCCAGACACTGAATCGCTGTCCGGCCACCACTTTGTAAACCAGTCGCTCTGCCAGTAGCTGGTTGAAATATCCGAGGTCACGATCATCCGGGAAGTGCATATAACCCGCACCTGCAGTACCTAAAGCCGGCGGTTCAAGATGCAGACGACCACGGACAACATCTTTCGCAGAGTTCACGCCAAGAATAATTGGCCTGAAGCTGGCTTTACTTTTCGACGTCGGTCGCTTGGTTGGCCAGACGGGGTTACGTTTACCGCCCTGCGCAGACTCCCCCTTGATAGCCCAGATGCGTCGCCCAAGGCGCTCTTTACAGAACTCATAAACCTTTTGCGTGTGGTGACCACCGGAATCCATACATGCAGCCAGAATATTCAGCCCTCGCCCGTCACCGCGTCGCCATATCTGTTTCAAATACGCATCAAGGCGCTTCCACGGTTCCTCTGTTTCCAGGTCGCCATAAATGACGTCATGCGCAACTGACCACGATTCCTCGTCCCGTCCCCAGCCAGTGATCGTGATTTCGAATCGGTCATCCTGGGTATCGACGCCGGCAGTTAACAATGCCACGCCATCAGGAACGACGGCCGGGAAGACTTCACGGCGCGCCAGCAGGACATCAACCGGGAGCTGTTTCCCGTGGTTAGGTCGGTGCGGCAACCCCATCTGGGTGTTCCACCAGGCCTGTTCCTTATCCGGATCCCCTTTCGCATCGAGGTATTTCTTTGCAATGTCCGACGGCTTATCTTTCTGCCAGGGACTAAACAGCTTTGACGCCTGGTATCCGGCGTGGTGATTATCCAGCGCCTCAGCCCCACAGTCCGGGCAAATCGCCCGGTATACGGCATGCCGTTCCGACTCCGACCATCGCCAGACAGTATCAACACTTCCCTCATCGCCTTCATGCCATTTCTGGTCGTATTCCATTAATGGTGAATGGCGGGAACCACAACATTCAAACGGTTTGGTCTGATGCCAGCGGATTGTCTGTAATGCCCGCAGACGCTCCCCCTCTGACCAGCCAGCACCACAACATTCACAATGGATCATGGCCGATTTGGTCAGGTGCTTATCACCTTCTTTTGGCCATTGAACATGTTTGAAGAAATCAAGGAACTGTCGGTGCCCGCAATGGGGGCAAACTACAGAGGCCCGCCGCTGATCTGAATCTTCGTAACTGTCAGCAATCCGGCTTTCATCTTCAACCGTCGGCGAACAGGCCCGCACAGACAGCCAGTTAAGGCCAAATGTGGCGGTTCGCTCTTCCGCCAGTGCAATGGGATCGCCCTCGCGAGTAATCGGGTATTTATCCACCTCATCTGCAAGCAGAACACGGATCGGACGGCGCGCAAGGTTATCTGGACTACCGGCGCCGGCCAGCGCCAGAAATCCGCCAGTGAAAGCTTTATACAGAATGGTTTCTTTTGAACTCTTCTGCTTTGAGTCACCTATGATGTTACGCAGAACTGGCGTTACCCTAACCAGCGGGCTGATGCGTTCTTTGGAAAACTGCTCGGCGGCCTCTTCCTTCGGCTGCAGGAGCAAAATCGGACATGGGTCGAGGTGCGCGAAATAACCAAACAGGTTTTCCAGCAGCGCGGTTTTCATTAACTGGGTACAGCACATCACGGTGATAATGTGGACGCCCGATTCCGTCGCGGCCAGCATAGGACCGCGGGCAATTTCAACCGTTGATGTTTCCCAGTTCCCGGAGGTGCTGCCAGCTTCTTTCGCCAGCTTCCGGTAGTCATCGGCCCATTGAGGGACGCTGATACGTGGTGGTGGTGTCCATCCCTTACGGACACTCAGTTGAAGGCGTTCAATCTTCTGCTGGGTTAAATTCTGGATCTCCGAGGACTGAGATATGTTTGTGGACATGTTCAATCAGCACCTCTGTCATCCTGTCCGCCGGCACGCCCAGATCAGCAGCCATTAATGGTGCCACTCTTGACGGCCAGTTAAGCCAGGCGTCACGCTGTTGGCGAAAGGCGTTGAAAAGAACCTCCTCGGCGGCAGCCATCTCAATGAGTTGGCCATCTTTTTGCTGAAACTCTAATTTTGTCAGTAACGCCAGGTAGTTTTCCTTTACCCGGCGCGCTTCATCCAGCGATAACTCAGCGCCGTTTTCAAGGAGGAAATCCCGCGCAAGCCCCTCCAGTGACGAGTCACTTTCTTCCGGCGGCTCCCGCGCAGGCAACAGCCGGTCAGCTTTCTTTTTTTCTGGCGCAGACGTTTTCTGTTTATCGGGTCGGTTAACGCTTTTCCTGTACTTTTCGAGTTGTGCATTTGAAGCGACAACATCGATATCATCGCCGGACATGATCAGCCATCCCCGGCTTTTCCACATCGTAACGGTCTTGCGGCTAACGCCATGTAACCGTGCAAAATCTGACTGGTTCATTGTTACCTCACCGGCAGTCTGATCTGTTACCTGACACTGTTACCCAACCAGAAGAGGTAACATCGAGGGTAACGGCCAATTGATGGGAATATTTTTGTAATCAAGAACAAAGCTCAATACGTAACAAAACGTATCTGTTACCTGTTACCTGTTACCTAAATTTGAAAATTTGTAGCTAGGAAAACACTGCGGCGCGCAATGCCCGTGCCTTACAAAAGTCTCAGGAAGGACCCAAAATCCAGAAGGGGATCACCGTACCCTGATTTACCTGTCATTTCGCCACATCAGGCTCAGTGGTATGCTGGCAGTTCTCACACAGCACGCAAGGATAAGAAATGGCAAAATTTACTGTTCGCGTCGAATTACATGATGCTAATTCCGAGGATTACGACAATCTGCACAAGAAGATGGAAGCTAAGGGTTACTCTCGAGAAATAAGCTCAAATGGAAAAACCTATCAACTTCCGTCCGCCGAGTATATCTGCGAGAAAAATCTTGAAGCCTCAGCAGTTAGAGATGAAGTCAAAGAAATTGCCAAGTCAGTAAAACCGGCACCAGATATTTTAGTAACCAAATCTGACGGAAGGGCTTGGAATCTGGGACAGGTTTAATAATCTTGGCCATCACGACATTTATCGTCGTGGTCTCCAGAATCTAAAGCATTCTTCGCCAGCCAGATGCGGGCCTCAGTGCCTGCATTTGGTTCCAGTATCTGAAGCCGTTGTACATCCTCAAGAAGCAGTGCGATCACGTGTTTAAATTCTCGTTCATCCATTTCAGTATCCTCTTGCTACTTCATTAAATAGGTTATTTTGCCGTCCCGATCGCGTCAGCGATGGCCCGGCTCAGCGCGCCGGGCATCAATGCTTCCGCCATCGCTCGTGAGCGGTCCATATACCCCAGTACAGGGGTCACAGGAAGTGCATCACCAAACCTCACCAGCAGCTTAGGTGGCCGCTGTTTTGGTTTGGGCCTGCGTGTACCATTAGGAGATCGTTTGGCCCTCTTCTTCTTCGCCGGTTTTGGTTTACGACGTTGCCAGACAGCGTTGACGCCATTCACCTCACCGACGAACACATTTGGCTTCGCTTTCATCTGTGAAAGCTTATTGCGCGGCATGTTGCCGTATTTGTTCAGCTTGATGTTTTTGGGGTTAAGCAGCGCCGAGCTGTTCAGCTTATGATCGCCGCCAAACTCGAAAGGTTCCAAATACCCAGCCGCGATATCTCGTACATAAACCTTTGCGCGAAGATCGTTCTTACGGGCTCCTGAAGAACCAACTGCATTGACCGTGAACGGCGTTGGCGATTCCAGCTTTCGGCCCAATGCGACTTTTTGCGCTGCGGCGATTTCCCGAACGACGGCTGTCATGGCCTGAGCGGTGGCGAAAGGTATTTGTTTCTGTAATTGCATTAACTGGAGGGAAAGATCCTTCAGAGTCGCCATGTTTACCCACCATTAGTTAAACCATTAAAAAAGCCACCCGCAGGTGACCTTTGTGATAAGTTAAAAGCAAATTACTATTTTTTCAGATTATTAATGTTCATCAAATAGCTGAAGATATTAATCCTCTGAATTTAGCTTTTAATTTTTCATCTACTGGAAAATAGCGTGGTCCTCCTGTAGAGGTGGAGATGGCGCACTCGACCCGCTTTGCCTTTGCACCCTTAGAATTTAACTCTGTTGCAAAATCATTAAACCACTCGTCCTCTTTACCTTCGAGACTTACCCAGAAGAAGGCGCTTTCACCATAATCAAGTCGTTTAGGTAATGCATGCGACATCCTGTCTCCAAACATTTGGTGCCAATAATAACGCCTATCAAATCTCCAACCAATTGTGTTTATCGTGATTGGAAGAGTGGTTAGATTAACCACCTCAAACGCAATACCAGACTCACGGTTGTTTTCTTCACCCATCCCAGGAGTAAGTATGACCTTCTCAGCTACATGGCAACTTAATCTTACTTTTACTTTTTTATTAGCAATATAGAGGGAAGTTATCACAGCGGCCAATGCTCCAATCCCTGAAACCCATCCGCCAATTGCTGAGAATAAGGCGATTTTGTCTGCTACGTTCATGCGGCCAATCCTTTCTTCACTTTATTTTGATCATATCACTGGGTGCTCATATTGTCCTGGACAAGAATTATTTTAGATACTGCGTGCGAGTATTGTCCTACTACTGTTTGGTTCGTTGCTTCTCAGCCTGCCTGATATCAGCCTTATCCCGGTTACACTGACCGAGTGCCGATAGCAGGCTGACGTTTAAATCGAGGCTTTGGCCCCACGTCAGGTTGTCAGGGATTTCCGGTTGCGGAGTGTCAGCCGTCAGGCTGGCCGGTAACGGGACCACCGGCACTTTGACGTAGACCGTTCGCGTATTGTTGCAACCGCTTAACTGCGCCAGCAGGCACAGGGCGATTAGTGCAATCATCATTCGCAACAGCAACCCGGATATCAGCCGAGGCTCCCGATGCGTCCAGTGCGATCTGATCTTTTGCATTTTTGTTAGCCTCGGCGATGGAGTTGAATATCGTCATGGTGGTCAGAACGTTGGATGTGATCGCCTGCGCTGCGTTTACCTGCTGCTCGGCGCCATCGGCTCGGGTTTTCTGCTCAGCAGCAGCGTTGTGATAATGCATTGCCAGCCACCCAAGGCAAACAACCAGGCAGATCACTACGGCGCTGATAATGGCGGTTAATCGGCTCATTTCACACCGTCCAGGCAGAGCTGTTTCTCTGCGGCGCGACGAGTCACAAGGCCAGGAAGAACTTTCCCACCACCGTACACCCAGCGAGGGAACTGGTTACATGCCTGCGTAACCTGACCTTTCACGAGTAGCGCAAACAATGTCGATTTCTGCATATTGGCGCAGCCTGCGTTAAAGGTGATCGACGTTACCGCTGAAAATGTGTTGTCGCTCAGCCGTCGGCCATTGCCATAGGCATTTACGCAACGCTCGGCCTCAAGGATGTTTCTTTCCCAGTCAGCGGCAATCTGCTTGTCAGTTTTGCGCACACCGGGCTTAACTCCGTGCGTGTTCCCGATGCCATCGGTGAGCACAGCTGCCGGGCAGACATACGGATCACGCCGACAACCTTCAGCATTGCCAATCAACTCAAGCCCCCGTTCGTTGGTACGCACGTGACCGGCATTCAGCACTATTGCGATAATCGCTGCCACAGAACAAACCGCGCCTGTGGCACCGGCTCTTTTAGTCAGTTGCGCCATCGTTATTTATCCTGTTCATTGATTCGGTGATCACTTCAGCGGACGATGGGCGCTCACGAACCGGTTTCTGCTGCACGCCATGGAGATAATCAGCCAGCAACTGCGTTCGCTTACTGTCTTCGTTACGCTCTTTCCGCGCATCCATTCTCCCCAGCACAAACGACGCTAGAGAAATCACCACGCCGATAAAACCAAAGAGGATATAAACCATGTCCTGTGTAGTGATCCCCAGCATTGAGGCAACAGCAGCCAGCCACGCAAAGAAATGGGTAACGATATTCTCGTTCTGGTTGTTCATTTTCATAGTCTCTCACCTCCGGGTTAGCGGGGTGCTGTGTGTTTGAAAGGGTCAGGCCCATCGGGCTGATTTAACAACGAGCCGTATCGAAGATGATTCCCGTGAACCTGAAATGAAAAAACCCCGCCGAAGCGAGGTTGGATAAAAACAGTTGCTTAATTTCTTTTAAATTAATCCTTCCTCTTTAAGAAAGGAGAAGCCTTTTGAAGTAATAGAAGTGGCGATCCAATGAGAATCAGCTTTTGACTGCACTGCTGTAATGTATCCCAGCTGGTATAGCTGTTCTATAGCCGAATCAATTTCGTAGGGATGCTCAAAAGGGAAGCTGGTATGTTGGACCGGCACTTTTAAGTTGTGGTCCGTCATGAGAATCATGATTTCTTTATGATGCAGGGTAATAGCCATGTCTAACTCCTCTTTGTGGGGTTAACACGTATTTTACCATGCTTTAATGGGCCATCTTGGAGTGGCTATTTTTCGCACAAAACCCGCCTTTAAGCGGGTTTTTTGGTTCTGCTGCTCAGTTCGCTTTAACGTCCCGAGCCTATCACAATTCAAGCAGTTTCCGGCTCACTTTGCAAGTAAAATCTGTCGCCATTTGTGCCGAATGTGTCACACATTGGTGCGTATAGCATCGATTCTGCCAAACTTATCCATGCATCAACTCTTCGCCTGCAGGTCATAAAGCACCAGTCTGGATGCTTTTCATAGAGCTCTTCCGCTATGCGCCGTTTGCTCTTGCGTAACCGGTAATGATCCACCAGCAGGTGGTAAAGCTCTTTGTGACCACCCGTAATGAGGACTGCTCCCAGTACCTTATCTATCAGCAGTCCTTCATCGTCTGTGCAGAAAGCCAGGCCGCTTTTGTTTTTCCCAGCGAGTATTTCGCGAAAGAACGCCTCCAGTTCTGGCTTCGAGATACCCGATTTCTTCATCCGGCGTAATGCTTCGTTGATGGCTGTTTTGGTAACTTTCCCGGAGGCCAGTAACTGGTTAAACATATTCCCACCACTACCGCCGCCGATGTAGGACCAGCGGCCCCACATGCGCAGCTTCCCTTGAATCCAGATGGCCTCAAGCGTTTTCAGCCTGACCATTTCACCAGCTTTTCCAACCTCGGACGGGTTAATCATTATGCGTTCTCCACTATGCCAGCACACCAATTGCCAGCGAACGATCCAGAAATCGAAACAGCAGCTCCAGCTGTGAGCCGTGCTTCTCCTCAAATGCCACGGTGTCAGCGTGCAACTCGTCGTGATGCGCTCTGCAAAGCGGCAACACAAACAGGTCGTGCGCTTTCGTTCCCATTCCACCTTGTCCGTGACCTATCAGGTGATGGGGATCATCTGCTGGTTTGTTACAGCAGACACACTGCTGAGACTTAACCCAGCGCGTCCAGCTCTCGTTTACCCAGCGGCGGCGCTTTGGTCGCAGCATGAATGATTCCGGCGTTTCAGGATCTACGCGAAGACCGAGAATCTTTTTCTGCACCACTTCGCTCGCCGCTGGCTCCGGCACAATATCGCTCTCCTTCATCACCGGCTGATGCTTAATTTCCGGCAATCGCAGGGCTTTTCGGGCCAGCGATTCAGGGATGACGTGCGCCAGATTGTTTATCACCAGCCACCAGCACAACTCTGGGATCGTCAGTTGATGGTCTTCGTTGAACCCCAGCTGTGAGCGGATGACCGTTATCAGCCAGGATACCAGGTTCCCACGCGCAATGCCTGCCAGCGTCTCTGTGTACTGATCACGCAGCAGATTATCGCAGGCCCAGCAAAGGCGGATGCTGCCAGGCTTATGCCGGAACAGCGTATAATTTTCGCTATGCCACGAACCGTGCGGATATTGGCATTCAAAACGACGCTCCAGCTCAGCCTCCAGCGCGCTGATACCGCCCGCGCGCAGAATGACGTCTTTGTTTTCGAATACTGGCTTCAAAACCGGGTCTTCTGCCAGTGGTTGCGTGGCGGGAGGGATGGCGCCGGTTGCGTAGTCGCTGTATTTTTCCGGTGCAGGCTCAATCAGTACCCGCCCTCTCCTGAACATCGGCATGAGATCAGCACCTGGGCGAAGAAGAACAACGCCCATGCGTGGGGCAATCTCAGGGGTTAGTAGTGCTCTCATATCATCTCCACGTCAGGCAACGTCGGATGGTGATTTCTACTTTCCCTTTCTTCACGATGTTCCCCCACTCCACCAGCATGCGCTTAACCTGACTGTCGTCTTCCCAGACGCCTGTTAGAGTCAGGGCATCGAACAGCGCTTTGTTGTAGTTATCGATATCCCGACGGCGCTGATCCGGCGGATACAACACTATGAGAACCTCGACCAGATCAGAGGATGGCCGGGGAACGGCCCGCAGTTGCTCAATAATCGCCGCTCTCGCTGCCTGCTGGAACTTGCGCCCTGTCTCGCTTACCAGATGCCTGCCTTTCAGCGGTCCCTTGCTCGGGGCGCGCCAGTAACTATTTACGCTCGGTGGAAATGGTAAAGTCAGTTTCATTTAGCCCCCTTAAAGGATCGCGACAACGTCTTTTGCGACTTCCCGCGTACTGCTTTTGCAGGAGATCGAACGGCGCGCGTTGATGAATTGCAGGTTAAAACCATGCTCCCGGTACAGGTCGAGAACCTTCGGTGCAGATGAGTTAGAAATCACTACCCGAGCCCCACGGTGAAAGGCAGATACACATTGCTTCGCCAGGTCTACCTGGTTCTCCCAGCTAAAACCACCAGCGACGTAGGCGGTGAATCCGGTTGTTCCCGGCATCGGTTCGTAAGGCGGATCGCAGTAAACCACATCCCCTTTCCCGGCCAGGCTGATAGTTCGGCGGTAGTCAGCGGTCATGAATACGCAGTTATGCGCCATAGCCGCGAAGGCTTTCATCTCATCCATCGGGTAATACGGAGCCTTGTAGCCTCCCCAGCCCACATTGAACTTGTTCGCCTGGTTGTAGCGCATCAGGCCATTGAAGCAATGCCGGTTGAGATACAGGAATGCAGCTGCGCGTTCAGTAGCATCCAGCGTCTGTGCGTTGAACTCGGAACGGATCAGCTCATAGCCATCCGGTGACCGCATGTGCTCGAACATCCAGCGGGCCTTCAATTCCACTTCATCCGGTACCACCGCTAACATCTGGTACAGATTAATCAGGTCCGGGTTAATGTCCGCCAGCAGGTAATCCGCGTGCTTATCGCTGTTCAGGAATACCGCCCCACCACCAACGAATGGCTCTATCAGGCGTTTCCCTGCCGGGATATGCACGAACAGGTCAGCCAGCTGGGTATACTTTCCACCAGCCCATTTCAGAAATGGCTTGCTCATGAGCGGAACCCCGCTGGCACTGTATAAACCACATTGGCGAAACTGGATTTGAAACTATCATCCTGCTTAACCCACTTGCCGCCAGTCCATGCTGGGCGTCCGGCTGCTTCCCATTTTTTGGCCTTGTCGAAATACTCGACGCAGTTCTCGGGAGCAAACAGAGTTTTGGGCCGCAGGTAGTCGCTCATCTTCGGATCCTGAGCCCATTTCGCGTTCAGGTAGTCAACCACCAGCATCAGGTCTTCAGGGCTGTAATCTTCGGCCAGGCGTCCCCGGATATAACCCAGCGTCGTTTTGGTTCGTCCCCCCTTGCCATAGGTCGAGTTTGTTACTCGATTGAAATGATCCAGAACGAGATCTGCCGGATCGCTCTGGTCTGGTTGCATCGCAACCGGACAAGAGTCTTTACCTGTAATCTCTGTAGTACTCTCTGTTGTATTCTCTGTAAGATCATCGTGCCAATTTGACCTGATGACAGCGGTTCGTTTTGACCCGGTGGAGCGCTTCACATTGACCTCTTCCATCGTGTCATTTTGACCTGATGGAACAGCGCATTTTGACCCCTTCGATTTAGTCACTTTGACTTCATCTAAAAGCTCACTCTCATAGTTGATCGTGTAGTAGTTGGTCATGTCCCGCTGGGACTTGTTTAGTTGCTCGATTTTGAGCACGCCCAGGCTTTTCAGGCGGGTGAATGTGCGCTTCAGTGTGGACTCTGACCAGAACGGGAACTGCTCCAGCCACTGCTCTGTGGTGTTGTAGATCCAACGCACACCGTCACGCTCCAGCCCGGAGGTTGTCTCCTTCAGCCAGTAGTTCACCTGCTGTAACGCAATTGCTTCATTCAGGCCAATGCTGTACGCAAGGTCAGGATTGATGACTATCGGCCTTGATGGCATTAACAGGCTCATAAGACCCCTCTATTTCCCTGAATTTTCTTCTGAACTGCTCGATGGGGCTGAAGCACTCATGCTCGTACCTTTCGCGCAGGTATATAACGCGTTGTGTCTGGGGCTCCCAGCGAATGACCCGGACCGGGACACCGTAGTGATCTCTGAACCATCGGTTAAGTTCTCGCATACGCTTTCCGCCTGACTTCTAAAGTCATCTACCGCCCATTGAGCAAACTGGTAGCAGACAGGTTCTATCCCACCGGGTACTCTTACCCCATACACGAACTGCACCGGCCCCTCTCCTCCAGGGACCGGCCGCGCCACAAGTTGCGACCTGCGGTACTGTGTTGGTAGACTGTTCATGCGTTAGTAATCTCCACTGATAACGACACGCCACGACGCCAGGAGCTGCAACTCGCTGGCGTCACTTCTTTTTGCGTGAAAATAACGTGATAATTGCGGCAATCTCTTCTTCCCGAGCTGCCAGATGGCGGCGGTGATGCACCATGATTTCTTCGGCCTCATGCCTTTCAATAACGCCATCTTCAAGCGCCTGTTCGATAATCTGATCAACCTGTCCCCTGGCAGCAGAGGTACGCATTGCACGACTAAACAGGTCCACGCGATCGAGTTCTTCCAGGTGCGGCACATCCACCAGCAGGGCGCCACGACGGCGGGCGAAGTAGTCTGCCAGCAGCGACGTGTTGGAAATGTCTTCCATCGCTTCCAGCTCCGATACTTCAAAAAATCGACAGCCGTTTTTCTCGTAGAGGTTGTTGTTGAACTGCGTCACGGTCATACCCAAGGCGCCAGCCATTGCTTCGCGGCCACCCGGATATGATTTGCACATACCTTTCACGACTTCTTTCAAGTTCATACCTACCCTTTTTGCTTACAATTAGTAGTAACGGTTAAGCTGCTGTTTGATTAGCCTTTAAATACAACTCCGGGTTAACTTTCAGCTTCATTTCTGTTAGAGCTTGGATTTCAAATGCTCGCCCTTTTGGAATGACCTCCCCCCAACCGGATACAGAGGCATGAGATATACCCAGCGCTTTTGCCACATTACCGACGGAGCCAAAGTAAGTAATCACGTCAACTTTTTTCATTTTTTCCTCATATGTAAGGGAAGCAGACAAACAAATGGTAGGATATCTTACACTCAAAGGTCAAGGATTCCTACATTACAAAATGGTAGGATTGCCTACATGAAAATGAATGAACGCATCCGTGCAAGACGTAAAGAGCTGAAACTAACCCAAGCGGTCTTAGCCAAATTAGTGGGCGTTAACCGTGTGACTGTTACTGGGTGGGAGTCAGGAGATTATGAGCCAGGGGGTTCTAACCTTCAGGCGCTTGCTGCTGCGTTAAAAACGAATCCTCAATGGATAATTCATGGTATTGGAGATCCTGTATCGGAGGCACCAACCTATAAGCCTACCGAACGTTTTGGCGTGAAAAGGATTCCAGTCTTATCTTGGGTTCAGGCTGGTGAATGGACCGAAAGCGGCGCGCCAGTTACCGAAAATGATGTTTCAGAATGGATTTACACAACCGCAAATCTTTGTGATGAAGGATTCGCTCTGAAAGTACGTGGTGATTCAATGACTAACCCTAACGGTGCCCCAAGCATACCTGAGGGCTCAATCGTTGTTGTTGACCCAGACTACGGCAGTATTTACGAAGTAAACGGTAAGATTGTCGTTGCCCAAGTGATGGGCTCAGCAGAGGCAACGCTGAAAAAATTTGTAATTGATGGACCTATAAAATATTTGGTTCCTCTTAATCCGAACTATCGTGTGATGGAAGTAAATGGCAACTGTAAGATCGTTGGTGTTGTCAGGCAGGTTGTCACGGACCTCTGATTTTTGAAGAACAATGAAACCGGCATCAAAGCCGGTTTTTTTTACACCTGAATGTAAGTTTTCCTACAAACAGCATTGACACCAAAAGGTAAGTTATCCTACATTAATATCGTAAGGAATAGGTGAATAGCACACAACACGGAAGCGCATTCCTCTTCTTCCGGTGGGGATCGGTTTGTAACTGAAGGAGTGCGCTTCCAGTTGTGTGGAGAACTAACGTGCCGCCATTGCAGTGGCGGTCCCCCATCAGCAAGAAATTCTAACCAGCTATTCACCCACTTTCATGGGTTGGGTTGCTGCACCCTAAATTTACGCGTTGCAGCGCGTCAGATGGAGAACAAAAGATGGCTAAGACAGCAAATCAACTGATTAAACAGGCGTACGAAATAGCCAAAACTATGCCACCAGCACAGGCAGCAATCATCAAGGAACTGGCTACCGTCCTCGATGTTTCGAATGTAGCTCTGCGCCAGACGCGCACCGAACGTGACGCCCTTCTCGCAGAGGTCAAATCATGGGCGAAAGAGTGTGATCGTCTGACCGAGCGACACACCAAGAATCGCACAAATATGCATGTTCTAGAGGCTATGCGCGATTTGAAAGCAATTTGCCCCACCAGCTTCCGTAACGTGGAGGCTCTCTGATGGCTAAAGACTCAAAGGTTGTATACGGCGCCAGCGGCAAAACAAACGTGCTCAATTTCGAGCCTGAAAACCTGCACCTGGTCACCGATAAGACCCACCCACTTTACGATGAGCGTGTACACCTGCCTATCGAGGAAGGGATGGTACTGAACATTGCGGAGCTGGGTGTACTGGAGCCGATCATCGTCTGGAAAGACCCCGAAACGGGGCTCACCTGCGTAGTTGTTGGCCGTCAGCGCGTTAAACATACCCTGGAGGCAAATAAACTCCGTCTGAAAGAAGGCAAAGACCCACTGCTTGTACCTGGAGTCGTTAAGCGCGGTTCGGCAAATCAGATGGCTAAATACATGGTCAGCGAAAACGAAATTCGCCGACCCGATACGCCGCTTGGCCGAGCTAAAAAAATGTCAGACGCGCTCGACCGCGGGCTCGATGAGGACGACATTGCGGTGTTGTTTGGCTGCAGCGTTCAGACCGTTCGAGCAACGCTATCCCTGCTGGATGCCACACAAGCCGTCCGGGAAGCGGTGGAGTCTGGCACTGTTACCGTAACTCAGGCGCGTCAGCTTGGTACGCTCCCACCTGAAGAGCAGCGGGCAAAAGTGGCGGAAATCGAGCTGGCGACAACTGGCACAACCGGCCATGAAAAAGCCCGTCGCCAGCGTCAGATCCTCGGCGAGGCAAAGCCGCGTATCAAATCACGCAAGGAAATTGCAAAAGCCCTCGAAGATGCCAGCGGTGAATATGCCGAGGCTCTGCGCTGGGTGCTCGGGGAGGCGCAATGAATTTTGAACCTGAGAATTACAGCAAATACACCCAGCGTCGGTTCGCAGCCTTGTTCGATGTGATCTGCTGGGTGCTGATTGCCGTAGTAACCGTTGGTATCTGCATGTTTATTGAATGGGTGACAGCATGAGTAAATCACTGAACGCACGTTGCATCCGCCGCTGGGAAGTGGAATTCAAACCTTTCTGTGATTCAAAAGTTAACCCCTACTGGCGCAAGCGTGATCTGCGCGGGTATATCCGTGAAGCGGCGCTTACCACCGCCTACAGCATGGTCGAGAGCATGGCTGAACGTAACGCCAAGGTTGACTATGACGGATCGCTGTGTGGCTGGACGCCAGAATTTTCGGCCTGGTATCGGGAACGCCATGAACAGTACCTGAAAGAAGCGCGGGACTACCTGGACGAAGACGCTACTAACGACGAAATCGACGAAGAGATCGAAAACGAACTGGAGGCCTGGAATGACTGATATCACCGAGCTGACAGCGGAAAAACTTGAAGAAATCCGCTAGCGTTACCGCCCGACCTTAGCCCCTAAGTGCCACATTTGCGGTGTTGAAATGACAATTCAGCGCATGTCGGCAAGTCGTATCACTTATGGCTATGCTGGCGCTATCTATGACGAAACTGGTTGTCATTATGCTGAAGGCCGAAGCCTTGCCGATGACCACTACGCTGAATCACGCATAACGGTAGTCGATGTAAGTGATCCTGATGTTTTGGCTATGGTAGAGGCGCTGACGAAGGCGCAGCAGCGCATCGAGGAGCTAGAGCATGATCTGTCTGAATGGACAGACTGCAAGCACGATGGTGCTATCTACTACGACATGAGCGGCCAAGAGCGCTGCGGGAGATGTGGTGCTGATCTATGACCAGCAAATTAAAGCGTCGTCGCTGGCGGCGCATGCGCGATGATTTAGCTTGGTATAAGGCGGAGGCAAAAGACCTTTATTCGCGGTTAATGGAATTAGCCGATGAAGTGTCAACACTTCGCCACCATGTTCTGGCCGTTCCTATGCCAGTGTTGGTTCCAGTTCAAACTTACGTAGCAATTACAGGAGAGGCAGACCACGAGCTATGTAAAAAATGTAATGACGGCATTCGTGGAGGATGCTCATCTTGTACGTATCGTAGAAGTTAAGCCGGTTGCAGCCGGTATATGGAGAAGAAATGTCACGTATGGTCTCTTTACTTGAATGGGCAAAAGATGAATTCGGTAGTGAAGCCCCTAGCGAGCGAGTATTAAAAAAATATGCTAAAGGCCAGATGATAGCACCACCACCGATGAGAGTCGGGAGGCGCTGGATGGTTGACAAAGAGGCTCGTTTTATAGGTGTAGTTGCTGAACCTCAACTTCCAATAAATGTTAACCCAAAACTGAGACGGATAATTAGCGATGGCAGCTAGACCGCGTACCCATAAAATCACTATTCCAAACCTATATTGCAAACTTGATAAACGTACCGGAAAGGTTTACTGGCAATACAAACACCCTATCTCTGGTCGTTTTCATAGCCTCGGCACGGACGAAGCTGAAGCAAAGCAGGTGGCAAGTGAAGCAAATACGATTATTGCAGAGCAGCGCACTAGGCAGATCCTTGGTATTAACGAGCGTCTGGCTCGCATGAAAGGAAACCGCACGGATATTACAGTTTCTTCATGGCTCGACAAATATGAATTGTTGCAGGAGGAAAGATTGAAACACAACGAACTGCGCCCAAACTCTTTTCGACAGAAAGCTAAACCAATCCGTCTTTTTCGTGAGCATTGTGGTATGCAATATCTAAAAGATATAACAGCACTTGATATTTCCGAAATAACAGATGCTGTTAAGGCAGAGGGTCATAACAGGATGGCTCAAGTTGTACGCATGGTACTAATAGATGTTTTTAAAGAGGCTCAACATGCTGGTCACGTTCCTCCAGGATACAACCCTGCCCAAGCAACGAAACAGCCACGAAATAAGATAAGCAGACAAAGGCTGTCTCTGGAGGAATGGGAGGCTATTTATACATCCGCCGAACAACAACAACCTTATTTGCAATGTGGAATGTTGCTTGCCATTGTAACAGGGCAACGCCTCGGGGATATTTGCAATATGAAGTTTTCGGATGTATGGGATGATATGCTGCATATTGAGCAGGAGAAAACAGGAACTCGTTTAGCCATTCCCCTTTCTCTCAGAAATGAGGCGTTAAATATTACTCTGAGTGATGTTATTTCAAAATGTAGAGATGCTGTGGTGAGTAAATATCTTGTTCATTTTCGCCATAGCACCTCACAGGCTAGTCGTGGTGACCAAGTGTCAGCCAAAACACTTACTTCAACGTTCAAGAAAGCACGGGATAAAAGCGGTCTTACCTGGAAAGAAGGAACAGCACCGACTTTCCATGAACAGAGGTCTCTTTCAGAGCGATTGTATCGTGAGCAAGGAATAGACACTCAGAAACTATTGGGCCACAAAACAATGAAAATGACTGACATATACAATGATGACCGCGGCAAAGAGTGGATCGTTGTTGGTAAAAAAGCAGTATGA